AAAGTGACGTGTCAGCAAGCGGAATTGTGAACGAACTACAGTCCTTAGATGCAAAGGAAATTAATGTGCATATCAACAGCTATGGCGGTGAAGTCGCAGAGGGATTGGCGATTTACAATACGCTCAAGAATAGTGATATGAAAGTCACTACAATCTGTGATGGATTCGCTTGTTCCGCAGCATCAGTCATTTTTATGGCAGGGGACGAAAGAATCATCAATGAAGCATCACTGCTCATGATTCATAATGCATGGACATATGCGAATGGAAATGCTACAGAGCTTAGAAAGGCAGCGGAAGACCTTGATAAGATTACACAGGCTTCCGTCAATGCTTATGTAAGCAGAGCAACGATTTCAGAAGATGAGATCAAAAATCTCATGGATAATGAAACGTGGATCACAGCTCAGGAAGCTGTAGAATATGGCTTTGCCACAAAAACCGAAAAGTCCGATGATGGCGGAATTAAACAATCAGCATTTGCGAATATTCGCAGTGCCATTCTCAAAAAACCGGAAAATGTAAAGCCGGTAGAAATTGCAATGCAGTTGGATGATGAAGCAATCGCAAAGGTCATTGCGGAAAGAGTAGTGAATCTTTTACAGAAAAAAGAAGTTCCGTCAGAACCGAAGGAACCAGCAAATAGCAGCACTGGATGGAGTGCATTTTTTGAGTAGAAAGGAAAAGATAAAATGAAGATTGAAAATTCATCACAGGAATTAAAAGAAAAAGTTAAGCAGCTGTTAGAGAGCGCTCCGGCAGATCAGAAAGCAGATGCGATTATGCAGTCGATCGAAATGATCGAGGAAGCAGCACATGCAGATCTGATCAATCAGGTGGTGGCAGAGGCAGAAAGAGCGAGCCATGACGCTGAATTTAAGAAACAGCTTGGACTCCGCAATCTCTCACAGGAAGAAAAGAAATTTTATGAGGGATTCAAGGATATTAAGCAGTCTGTAACAGCAAATCAGATTGATATCATCCCGACAGAAATTATCGATCGCACACTCGATGATGTAAGAAAAGCATCTCCAATTTTAAAACTGGTAAACATGGCACCGGCAAATGTAAAGAAATGGATTGTAGCATCACATTCAGGTGCAGCAGTATGGGGAGATCTTACAGGTGAAATCAAGGGCGAATTATCAGGAACTATTTCAGCACTAAATATCGAACTCCATATGCTGTCCGCATATCTGGTGATCCCGAAAGCCATCCGTGAACTTTCCATGGAATTTGTAGACCGGTATTTTAGGGCAATCCTTTCAGAAGCAATGCAGGATGGTCTTGTAAAAGGTTATCTGGATGGAGATGGAAAGACTGGGCCGATCGGTATTTTCCGTCAGATCGGAACCACAAATGGCGATGGAACAAATAAAGCGAAGACCGTTTTAAATAACATCACCAAATTCAGCCCGAAAGGACTTGCAAATGTAAGAAAAACCCTTACAAATAACGGAAAACGTGTTGTTACCAAACTGTATCTGATTTGTAACCCAGCAGATGAAGCGGAATATGTAGATCCGTGCATGTTTGGAGAAGCACTTACTGGTGGATATGTCAATAAAACATTCATTGATATTGAAAAGATCACGGATGCTAACTGCCCGCAGGGTAAAGCAGCATTTACCATTGATGGATATTACACAATGGGCGCGACGGGTGTGAGAGTAACAGAATATGATCAGACAAAAGCGATGGAAAATGCGGATCTGATCATTGCGAACTGCTTTGCGAATGGACGAGCTGTTGATGATAATGTTGCAGTTATCTTCGACGTCACAAAACTTGAAGAGTATGTAATTAACGTACATCAGACGTCTACTGCATCCGTTTAGTAAGAGTGAGGGCAGAGTATGAACGAAAATGAACTATCCATTCTTGTTGATGAGATGAGAGAAGAGTTCCAGATTCCTCCATACTGCGATGACAGACAGCTGAGAAATCTTGCAAAAGAAGGTGAACATGCAGTCGGGAGATTGAATCCTGGCTGTAGCATCACCAAAGATTTGACGTATCGAATGCTAATGAAGAATTATATGTATTATTCTTATCACCACCGAGCAAGTGAGTTTTTTGAGAATTATGCAAGCGTGATCCTGACTTGGCAGATGGAGACGGAGGTGGACGTAAATGGCACTGCCTGAATACACTGACGGAGTATTTGAACTGTATTGCATCGAAAATGATGAGTCGGAAGATTATCCGGAAGAAAAGCTCCGTGATACCGGAATGCGCTTTTGGTATCGTGAGCTTGCGGTATATGACACCACCAGAGCAAAGCTATCCGCTGACAGCATCGAAGTGACGCTAAAACTCGCTATTCCACAGTATAAGCAGATTAACAGTAAATGTGTCTGTATTATTGGCGGAGAACAACACGAGATCTACAATGTAGCGCACATCACTACGAAAGATGGATTTAGAGAGTCGGAACTGACTTTAAAAACACCAGCGCATGATCGTGAGGTGATCGCATGACACAAAAAGAATTGAGTAAGCTCTTACATGACACCGGCTGTCCGGTTAATGAGGGAGTCAGCAGTATCAAAAATGAAAAAGTTTTTCCTCGCATCGACTACTGGGAAATGCTGTGGGAAGATGTGATGGCATCAGGAGATGATTACTCGCAGGAAATCACATGGCAGATTAGCTTTTATGCAAAACGTCCTCGCAATCCGAAGCTGATGGAACTGAAAGAGCTGTTAAATGAGCTCGGCTACCATCCGACTATTGCTCACGAATACGTGATTGAAGATAGAGTATGGCATTCTTATTTCTCAATCACTACGGATGCGGAAAGCTTATGAGCAAAGAAGTAGATTTTTACGATTCCGGATTTGGCGAATTTGAGAAGATGATGAAAGAATACGCTGAGAAAGTATCGGAAGAAAAAGCACTAGATGCAATTGAGGCAGGAGCGCAGGAATTTGTAAACGACCTCTTACGACTTCCAAGACCTCGTAGCCGAATCACTAAAGCTGGATACACACACATCATCGGTACATTCGCCTTGGAAAGAACCGAAAGCAATATTAAAGTTGGATGGGGTAAATATTACGGGCCAATGTTGGAACATGGAACGAGAAAGATGGCTGCAAGAGCGCATCTGAAGCCACTATTTGAACAGAACAAAGAAAAATACTATAAGAAGATGACTGAGTGCATCTTTGGTTAGGAGGATATATGGCTATTAACACAAAAAAGCCGGCTATGAAGCAGACGGTAGGCGCACAGTACACTTGCTTCGCAAATACCACAGAAGCCGGAGATTATGACGGAACTTATGAAGCCGACGTTGAAAAGACGGAAGTTGTCAAAAGCGTAAAAGTGACAGAAAATTCAGAGACCAGTGATGTTTACGCATCAGGAAAGATTTACGATTCTGATACACCGATGTCCAGCATCGATATCGAGATCTCCGTGATTGCATTTCCGGACGATACAATCTCCAAAATGCGTGGAGAGACAAAAGGGACAGGTGGACTTATCCTCGCTGGCGGAAAGAACGAAAGACCAATCTTTGCTTATGGTAAGGTTGTTAAGCTGAAAAATGGAAAATCTCGCTTTGAATGGTATCCGAAATGTAAGCTCGTGGAAAATTCCGATGATATCTCTACGTCAGAGGAAAAGGCAAGCGAGCAGATAGATACAATCAAAGTTAGAGCGTATCCATTTGATTCTGCTGGAAATATAGTATCGAAAGTTACAGAGTCCACGGCGCCAGAAGGACTTACAGAAGATAAGTTCTTTGCGAAGCCGATTCTGACGGATGCAGACCTTACTACAGCGGTAGGAGCGTGATTAAATGAAATCCAAGCTGATTGAATTAACAGATGGATCCAAACTGGAAGTAAAGGTTAATTTCTATACTCTTTACCTTGTGAAGATGAACGGAATTGACAAGAAGATTGATGGAAAAAGTGAACTGACCGATGATGAAAATATGGAACTTGCGGGCAAGCTGATCTACATTATCCTCAGGTCAAATGGCTTAAAGGTTGACGAAGAGGAAGCCATGATGCTTACTCCAATGGATGCATCAAGTATTCAGGACATTTTCGATGAGTTCGAGAAGAGACTCAATGAATATAAAAAAAAAGAACAGGCGAAGAAGTCGAATGCTCCGAGGAAGAGATAAATATCAACTGGGCGGAGTATATGGTTGCTGCGCGTAAGATGGGAATGAGCGAAGAAGAATTTTGGAACTCTGATCCCATCTTTTTTAACGAATGTCTGGAAGTATTTATGGAAGTAGAAAAAGCAAAGGGAGGTGCTTTGATTGGCTAATAGTGATTTAAAGACCGTAGGGCTATCGTTTAAAGCTGACGGTGCGGTTGACTTCCGGAAGTCATTGACCGATGTTAATAATGCAGTCAACGAGAACAGATCAGCTTTTAAGCTTGCAAAATCTGAATGGGATAGTAGTACATCGTCCGCGGAAAAACTGAGAGCGACACAGGAATATCTGCAGAATCAGACAGAAACATATACGCAGAAAGTCGATAGATTGACGGAGATCCTGAAAGCACAGGAAAGTGCGGAAGTAAGAGACGAAGCAGCTATCTCGAAGACAAGGCAGCAGTTGGATAATGCCAAAGCATCTCTAAACAATTATAAAAGTGGTCTTGAAGATGTGAACGAAAAGCTGAAAAGTGGAGTTGCCACATTGGAAGATTACTCAAAAAAAGTAAAAGACTTTAGTGACAGCACTGGAAAGATTGGAAACTCTTTGACGAAGAATGTCACTGCACCGATTACTGCAGCTGGTGCCGGAGTCATGGCAGCATGGGCACAAGTTGATGAGGGAATGGATATCATCGTCCAAAAGACCGGTGCCACCGGTGATGCACTGGAAGAAATGCAGAACTCTGCAAGGAATATTGCAAAGACGATTCCGACAGACTTTGAGACAGCCGGAACTGCAGTCGGAGAAGTAAATACACGATTCCATTTGACGGGAGAAGAGCTTGAAAATCTGTCTGCGAAGTTTATCAAATTTGCCGAGCTGAACGGAACAGATGTCAACTCATCCATCGACAGCACGCAAAAGGTTATTGAAGCGTTTAATTTGAGCGCAGAAGATGCCGGAGCACTCCTTGACACAATGAATAAGGTCGGACAGGACACAGGAATCTCAATGGATACATTGGCATCATCTATGGTGTCGAATGCTGCAGCCCTGAAAGAATTGGGAATGTCCGCTGCCGATGCTGCTACATTTTTAGGACAATGCGAGACATCTGGAGTTGATACAAGCGCAGTAATGGCCGGACTCAAAAAAGCATTGGTCAATGCATCGAAAGAGGGCAAAAGCATGAAAAATGCGCTGTCAGAACTTCAAGACACGATGGTTAACGCAGGAAGTTCTTCCGAAGCTTACAATGCTGCGGTTGAGCTGTTCGGTGCGAAAGCTGGTCCTGCACTAGCAGAGTTTTGTCAAAGCGGAAAACTGAATTTTGACGAACTCGGCGCATCTCTTAATGATAATCTGGGAAGCGTAAATGACACCTTTGAAGCTACACTGGATCCAGCTGATCAGTTTAAATTGACACTGAATCAGCTGAAAGATGCTGGATTTGATGTCGGAAATGCACTGGGACCGGTGCTTGCTGAATGTTTACAGATGGTCACTCCGATTCTGAAAGATATTATTGCTTCGTGGAACTCTTTGTCTCCAGGAACACAGGAGATGATCTTGAAGTGCTTATTATTGGCGGCTGCACTCGGACCGGTATTTAGCATTATAAGCAAAGTATCTGGTGGAATCTCTGGCGTGATCGATGTCGGAACGAAAGTTGCTTCGGTTATTGCTAAGGCGAAAACAGGATTCGCAGCATTTAACGCTGTTCTTGCAGCAAATCCGATTATCAAAGTCATAGCAGTGGTTGTTGCACTGATTGCAATTTTTGTCACTCTCTACAACAAATGCGAATGGTTTCGTGATGGCGTAAATGCTGTCTTTGGCGGAATCCGTGATTT